GTATTGGTCCTCACAGTCCTATCACATGGGATAATATCCCAAGTCGAGAAGACAACCCTCATTAAGCGGAGTAAATCGATGTCAGCTAGAACCCGGTATCATGCGAATGACGTGCCTCGTGGCACAGCAGTCTATAATACTGGAGTTCAAATATCTGGCAGTGGAGGTACTGTACGAATCGGCTCAGATTATTGCGTCGACATTGAGCGGACTAAAGCTCAAGGCGATTGTCAATATTTCGAGGTCGAAAAGTTCAGTATCGATGGAGGTCGACTCAATGGCAAGAGTCCGTCCGCGGAGTTTAATAACTTCTACGGAACGGTCTACGAGACATGGAACAACTTCCCCCACCACACCGATTTACCTGGATCCCCATCTGATACCACCGTTGCTGCTTCAGCAGCGGCTAGAACGAATCCATCGCGTCCTCATGTGGACATAATGGCAAACGTTCTTCAGCTTCCGGAAATCATGGACTTGCTACGCTTCAAGGGGAGTAAAATCCTCTTAAGAGCAGGCGCATCCGTGAATCTCGCTTGGCAGTTTGGTATACTGCCTATCGGAAACGATCTGTACAGTTGTCTTGATTTCATAAATGCGGTTGATCGCCGCATGAAGATTCTTGACAAGCTGCAGACCGGAAAGGGATACAGGAAGACGACGAAGCATGGCGGGTACTCGGCTTCTGGAGTTTATACTAAAACTCTCCAGAGCCAAGGTACAGTACTAAACATACCGTACCAGTGTACCACCAATCAGATCATAAAAGCACACACACGGTGGAAACCCGTGGGTACTTTTCGTCGATTGGATGCCAAGTCGAAGCGTGTATTAGCTAACGACGCAGTCAAGGGTTTTGTATCTTCCTCACCGTTACAGATTGATTTCTATACGGTTTGGCAGGCAATCCCTTGGTCGTGGCTAATCGACTGGGCTACTGATATGAGCACCTATCTTATGGCGACTCGTAACATTATCCCGTGTCGGCATGACGGAACTTATGTCATGCGCACTACCCAGACCACGTACTATAACGGCGGGGGATCGACCAATAACGGAAAACTCATTTATGAGCCCGTTACGGTCACCCGCACGAATAAGAAACGTGTGAAGGGTATCGTTGCTCCGTACGCCCACTTGCCTCTGCTAGAGGCAAATCAAATGGGCATTCTCGCGTCAATAGCCGTTACAAGATGACGGTGATTGATAAAACCACCAACATCCCGGCAATTGGCGCGGGAACAGGAGTAAAACTATGTTCGCAGATCCGATTACCATCACCATCAATGGTGTGGCAAAAGTCCTTGCCAAGATTCGGCAAGACGGCTATTCTTCGGAATACGCTCTTCGGAGCGCTACCGAAACCGTCAATCTGAATCTCAGGAATTTCGCTCCCCGCCTCGATAAGAAGCGGGGTGTGAATGTCATTCGGCATAATGCTGAACTCATTTACACGATTCTTCCTGTGGCTCCTTCCACCGTTTCGACGGTCCGGAAGGTGTACACCACGTTCGAACATCAGGAAGGGGATACCCTCCTCGATCCTGCGTACGCGGTGCTCGCTCTGGGTGCGTTCTTGACGAGCGCAAACGTTGCGAAACTGATGGCCTCGGAAAGCTAGCAGCCTCCGAGTGTGGGTAACACCACCAGTTGCCCATGACTAGATCGCTCTGCGGCTTGGAATACCTTCGACCGAAAGGCCTTGGTATGAAAAGCCAAGTGAATAGTCTACTCCAAGTCCTGCAAGGAATCCGTAAGGATATCCAAGCAGCGTACCCAACGCTTAAGGGGCTGAGTCTTGACTTTGATAGGCTCACCCTTTACGCTCATTGTAGAGATCTAACATTATTCACGTTGGATCTCCCCAATCTTGATGCCCTTTTGTTACAAGGGCTAGAGACTGGACGCCTAGCTCCCTCTGGACCGTTAAGTAAAACGGTTTCAAGGAGAGTCAAAGTGCCGCGTTTATTTGCGGGACTTTGGTTGCGTATCTTTGAGCGAGATGCATGCGTTAAATCGGAGGTAGATGTCACTGCTCTCTTCTTTCTCCGGCAGCTTTGCCGGGTCGGAAAGAATATAGAGGTAGAGTGTTCCAAAAGCCGTGTTGAAGCGGCAGTTAAGGAATACCATGACATCGAACGACAACTCCGAGAGCCCTCTTATCGATGGGATCTCGACGTCGTCGACTTCGGGGAAGATACAAAGCGCTATCACCTTGGTGACTGCGCTTTTACCTCTCCTTCCTTCGCTGAAGAAGGCTCTCTCTTTTGTCGGTCGCAAGACCAGACGAAAGAGGAAAAAGAAGCCTTCTCACGAGAGTGGGAAACCCGAAGTCTCCTAAACCAAGTCCAAAGCGTATCGGACTTGGTGATCGGATCCATGTTCCCGTACGATCCCGTTGCCCTTTCTGAGGGTTGGGAAAGTGTGGGTTCTGGAACCGGATTTGCGCATGGCAGAGGTGCGGTTTCCGAGCGCATACCGAATTGGGAGAAATCCCATTTTCGGACATGGCCGGATAAGCTCCAAAATGTATTCCCGTTTGAACTGCTGGGTAGAACCAGCGGTTCCAATCTGGAACGGCCCTCACGTCATGAGGTAGCCGGCCGCTTACTATGCGTCCCAAAGACTGCAAAGTCCCCAAGACTCATAGCCAGTGAGCCTGTTGCGCATATGTATTGCCAACAGAGCCTCTGGAGGTTCATTCGCGAGGAGTTAGGTAGGCTGTTTAATCACAGCTTTATCTGCTTCAAGCGTCAGGACCTTTCTGGCGGTCTCGTTTTGGAAGCTTCCCTAAGCCGAGAACTAGCCACTGTTGATCTTAGCAGTGCTAGTGATCGTCTTTCGTGTTGGACCGTGGAACGGATATTGAGAAGTAATCCTTCTCTCTTGTCCGGTCTGCACGCCGCACGAACGAGGTACCTGAGAGACGACGTGTCTCAGGTTAAGGGCTTCTTGAAACTCAAGAAGTTTGCCTCGCAGGGTTCCGCTACGAATTTCCCTGTTCAATCTTTATGCTACTTGATGATGGCCCTGGGTGCTTGCATCCAAGGCCGAGTCACGTGGCAAAAGATATGGGAACTTCGGCACTCTGTACGGGTGTATGGGGATGATATTATAATCCCTGTACACGGGTACGACCGACTTATCCTTATCATGAATGCTCTACAATTGAAAGTGAATGTAGCAAAGAGCTACAAACACGGACACTTTAGAGAATCATGTGGGGTCGATGGCTTTAAGGGTTATGACGTAACCCCTTCTAGTCCAAAGACTTTAGTCGGTGACGGCCCGGCTTCACGCCAGGCTGTTGTAGACACAACCAACAACCTCTTTAATAAAGGGTTATGGCATGCTTCAATCAGCCTTGAGGCCACAATTCCTCCACATTTACGACGTGGATATAGGATTGTGGCAATCCGTGACGCTGGGTTTGCCGGTCTCGCCTCGTACTCAGGAAGCGATGAATCTCATCTTACTAAAAGATGGAATTCGCGCCTACATAGGTACGAGGTCCGAGTTCACTCATTACGTAGTGAAACAAGGAAAAGAGACAGGCAAGGACATTCAGCTTTCCTGGATTTCGTATCCAGGAAGCACAATCATGAGCAAGCTCGGATTGTGTCTAAATACGCTGAAGTCCGGAAATCCAGAGATGGATTTCTATGGGAGTCCCTTAACACTGGCGCTCGTATTCTCGATGCGAAGTTCAAACCATTTGAAAATGGTAGAACGTTGCAGCTACGGGGATTACGCCTGGTTAGCCATCCATCCGGATGGTATGCCGAGCGAACTCTTTTGTAGTGGCAACACTCGCATTTTGAATACATCTGAGTGTCAGGAAGCGTTGACTTACCTGAATTGTTGAACCCCTAGAATAAGGAGCCCTCCAATGGGTAAGTTAAGCCTTCAAGAACTCGAATCCCTCGAAGCATTTCTGATTGGGCAGAAGGATTTCCTTGTAGAGTATCCGATTACATCGGATTCTACTCGGAGTCTTTCTTCCGAAATATCAGATATGTTAGAAGAGATCGAGCATGATATATATTCTCTCCGTGCAGAAGCCTTCGTGGCCTCTATACGTGAAAATATGGAATCATGCCCTCTTTTCCAGAAATGGAGAGAGGACTCTTAAGCTAACGCTTTAGAGTTAAG